GAAGATGATATTGCAAGGCAAGATAAACCTAGAGGGCAATGATCGTAAGGTCGTACTCGTAGCAGACACAACCAAGAGTGGCATGAAGATCATTGAGGTTTACCAAAAGGTAGGTGTGTTGTTTGAGAACGACAAGCGTGGCAACGAGAATGCACCAGATTATTCTGGGCCAATGGAAGACTACGCTGCACAAACACAGATGCAAATTGCTGGCTGGAAAAAACAGAAGGATGATAACAACTATCTTTCTATGCAGATCAGTCAGAAGCATGGCGGTCAGCAGCAAGCGCAGCAAGTTAGCACCGCGCACCTCGACATCAGCGATGATGCTATACCATTTTAATAATAGAGGGCGAGCTTCGGCTCGCTCACACACGGAGGACTTATGACTATACCAATCACAGAAGAGCTAATAGAACGCATAAGATTCTATGCAAATAATGGAATGACTAAAGCACAGGCCAACAGAATCTATGGCATACCACGCCATGCAATTAGGGTAGCCATCGAGAAGCATGATGTAAAATTTACAACAGGATATACAACAGGTGTCGAGCGCGCATTCAGAAACCAAACAGATAAAGAGTACGAAGAGAAAGAACTTATCTATAAGTCAACAGTACAGCGCAACAGGTACGACCAGTACAAAGAGATACTAAAGACTGCAAGCAATGCAGCTGAACGAAAAGAAATAACTTATGGCTTTGTGCTACATGAGTTCGAGCTTACACAAGCTGCAAAAAATAATAGACCACCACTCCCTGGTTTTACTTCTAAGTTTTCTAGCCAACCTAAGATAGCAGACATGCTTCGTGCGGAGCGTTAAGCTCCGCTAGAGATCTATATACTTATACGCCAACGTGTGCAATCCAAGAATGTATTTTCTTTGTCTGCTCCATGCGATCATCAAGACCATGCGTGCCACCATTAACACGCTTGGTTATGCTAGTAATAACTGTATCATTTACACCATCATCAGCCATCTCGAACAAGCCATTGGATTCAAAGAACCACATGGCAGATTCAAATGCATACTCAGTTGCAACAAGATCAGGGTCAGTCATTACATCAGGCAACCCCATATCACTAGCAAAAGCTCTATAGTTTGCCTTGCCTGTTAACTGGATGAAGCCGCGCCCTACCCAAAGCGCCCCCTCGTTTTCTCCATTGCCCATGCGATTAGAGTACACCTTATTAGCTAGCGCCTCTGGGTTACGCGCATAAGGTGCAGCCGATTCCATAGTTGGAAATCTTTTAGGCCACACACGCATCATAGACTCAGCAGAATAGTTAAGGTTCTCTCTGGTTAAGCGAAACATTCCTGACTCATGTGCTGCTTGACCAAGCAAGTGTGCGCCACGCTTACGATTCAAACCAAAGTGTTCAACGATTGCTCTCGCTGTGTTGGGCCCAAAGTTACCATCAGGTGTTGAGCCAATGCGAGTCTGCAATATCTTCATTGCCTCAGTCATTTTTTAAATCCCTTCATAGTACGAATACCAAAGCTGGCTGCTATGCTGGCATACAACGACCATTGAAACCACTGCGGCGCAGCTTCGAGATTAGCAAAGCCCTCCCTCATATAGGGCTGCAGCGGTGGTACAAAAGAACACCCAACGATTGCAATGAAACACACAGTCCATGCTTCATCCTTCCAACTATTGTCGCTGGCCTTGATAGCTGCTTGCTCCCAAGAGATCTCACCAGTTGCAATCTTCATATTGGTTTCAGCCTCTGCTTTCTTCACAGCAGTCTTACCATCGATGTAACTACCAGCTAGATCAGCAACCTTACCTACTAAACTAAGTCCAAACATATTACTTTCCTTTCGCAAACGCTGACGCACCAAAGAACGCAGCTACTATGCCAGCAACACTGACAAAATATACACTCGCCATGCTACCAAGTATCTTAGCAGCCTCAATCAAAGTCAAGAGATCTGCTAGCACCACCGCTAAGGGGTACAGGAGCATCCCTGACAGGGCGAACCATGTCATCTTACGTTGTGCATCACGTTGAGCGTCTTCGTCCTCTAGGCGGCGCTTACGATCCTCGTATTCAAGTGCATCCCACTCTGCTTTATCTATTGCGCCATCACCATTGACATCAAATTTTTTAAACTCATCCATACTTATCTCCTAATCAGACAGAGGATTATCCAATGCCCTCTGTAATTTACCCATCAATTTATCTTCAAGGTCTTTCATCTCAGCATCTTGATTTGATCGCAATCGTTCACGTTGCGATTCGAATCTAAGATCTGCTGCATCTATCATACTGCGTACCTTCTCTTCTGTCTTGCGCACCAATGACTCAACTCGGTCTGCTTGCTGCTCAACCCTAAGAAGATCATCACGTAAATTATTTTTAATGTCGCGTGTGTACTCAACTGTCTGCTGTACTTGCGCATCCATTAAATCCATTTGCTGCTGGTATTCTCCTAAGTCTAAGCCAGCTACCTCTTCTACCTTCTGGTACATAACGAACCCACCATACAGGCCAGCAACTACAGTAGATACAAAGGTAATGATAGCAAGCACAGATGCAAAGGACATCTTAACGCCACCAGCTTTGATCTGTTTGTCAGCAAGGTTATCAAATTCTGTAAGATCTACCATCAGTTTTCAAAGTCCATACTATCACTAGATAAATTCTTTAGTGCCTCCAGTTCATCGCGCAGCTTTTGTATCTCTAACCTACGCTGCGCTAACTCCACTTGGTATAGGTCATCACAATTAATACGAGACTTAGGTTTATCTAAGGGTATAACTATACGTGCATATACACCTATGTCCTTACCTCTGCTGCTTGTTTCTAAACCAGACAGCACACCTGTAATACCATACTCAAGGTTAACGCCGCCACCTACCGCATTGCTGCAGCGCATATTATTTGCAGAGAAACTATCCGATTGATAATTCATAGGTGGACTAGGCAATGTTAATGCAAGAGAACTACTCTCAGCAAACGCAGAGCTAGACAGTATGCATAAGAACGCAGCTAATCTCATGCAGGCATACCATCAAGTCGAGAACAAATCCTAGAAGAAACTAAGGTTTTTGATTCGAGTTGCCTCTTAATCTTTGAGGTGGTGCATATATATACAGCTTCATCCATATCTGATTCTCGTATGTATACACTAAAGTTCTTACGCGATTGGTAATCTACCTTAATTATTCTGTACGTTGCAGAGAAAGGGATGTTCTTCCAGTTCAAATCAAATAGATCTATCTGATAATACTTAATCTCTTCTCTTGAATTAAACAAAGACAAGTTAACTTTGACCACACCAGTAACGTGAGATGGTTTAACAATAGGATAAGCTGGTGTCATCTCATGTGCATGGGATGAAAATGCCCATAGCAAAAAAAATATTATCAGCTTATTTTGCAACACAACTAGCCTGAACAACTGCTGTATATACCCCACCCACAAATGGTTTAGATGCAGCATAGTTAGCGGTACTAGATGTAGAAAACCATGTAGACCCAGCAACTGTTAGATCAAACACAGTAGTATTATCGTATACAATCTTGGCTGCATCATAGCCTGACATACCAGCATCACTTGTTTGCGTTACACTAGTGCTGCCTGTCCATGTGACTGTATCAGATAGTGCTGGTGAAGAACTGAATGATGTTGGGTGTGTTATGTTTGCTGTGTAGTAATTAGCAAGAGCCACATCAAACCTAATAACAGGTAAGACACCACCATCAGCAGGGGTAGTGCTTAATTTACTAGCTGTTGGATTGCCATACACACCATTCTTAGTTGTTTGTATTACACATTTAGCTTCCACATTACCTGTTATATTTACATCAGCGTATGCTGGTAATGCACAGAGTGAAAGTATTGCCAAAGAATATTTCATATTAACCTCATTTGTTGTATTGCATATCAACCATTTGTTCATGCAGTATCTGTTGTGCTAAGTTATTGCGCAAGGCTTTCTTGTTATCAAGTATTTCTGAATCAGCAAGACCAGCAGCGTCAGCATATACACCACCATTGATAGATGCATTGTAGTACATAGCTAGATTAGTCTGTTGATTAATAGCCATGATAATATCATCTTGTCCTTGTGCTTTGAATAGAGTCAGCGCATTGGCAGATGCAGTTAACCCCATCTCAATTCTAGTTTCTTCTTCTTCCTCTTCTTCACTAAGAATAAGATTGCCATCTTCATCATACTGAAACTCATCAGTTTCTAATGTTTCAATTACAGCATCATCCTCTAGTGCATCATAAACTACAACCTCTGGTAATACAGGCATAGGCTTTACATATCCAGCGCAAGTAGGATCAGACTGTGGGTCAAAGCATCTATCTATTCTGTAGTTGTAAATAACAACAGCATCCTTAACGCTTCCATTTCCTTCTACTTCAATAGATCCTGTACCCCAGCTTGTTGCTGGTATGTTGCTAAGATTAAAAGACTTTACGATTGTATTGCTTGGCACACCTGACCAATCATCTGTCTCTCTAAATATATAACCGCTGCCGTTTGCGTTCTTATTACCAACGTGTACCAGCATATCATCTTCAGTGTTCTTTACTGTGGTGTACCTATAGATCAAACCATTTATATCTATGCCAGATGCATCAGGCAGCACACCTGTCATGCTCCAGCTTAGTGAACTAGATGCAGCGTTACCTGTAGCCCCATAACTATAGGGATCAGAGTGCAAGTAAGAAGGCAAGAGTGCTAAAGATAACACCCAAACCAATTTTTGTTTCACCATTTTTATCAAAGACTTTCTTGATTACATTGTTCTGATCACGCTCGATCTCTTCTTTAACTGCTTCCATTTCCCATGCTAGCCTAGCTTTATCGCCTACCAACCCATCCTTGGGACAGGGCGTCCCTGCATTGAGCATGGCTTCAAACACTCTTTCGTCCTGACACATTACAGATACGGCTGCAACTTTCATCCCCATATCATACATGGTTTTGGCGTTCTTTAATTTTTCACAGTTCATATCTCTAACAGTACGACCAGCAGAGATACCAAGTATCTGTGTCTGCACAGCACCAGCAACACCGACAGTACATAAGTCAGAGTTACTTGCGCTAATTTGGGGGGAAATTGCAGAGGGTGGTGGGCTGTTGATGGTAGTGTCCATCGAACCATTAGAAGTTATTGTGCTATTAGTGTCAGTTTTAATTATGTCCTCGGCGAAGACAGAGTTACCTATAGCAAGACCTGCAATAAAGAAGAGCACTGCTATAAATAAACGCTTCATTTTCTTTCCACCAGTCTGTCTAGCTTTTCTTCTATCTTGTCAAACTTACTCATTATTTGGCCAAGCACTTGATTAGAGTCGTACTTAGTGACGTACTCTTTAGCTAGTTCTTCTCGAGTTCTGTTAAGCAGGATAGTCACACGTTTTACTTCTTCATGGTGAGATTTAATCCACCACACTAAAAAACCGCCGCCAGCGGTTAACCCAATATTCCAAATTGCGGCCATGTCCATCAAAACACACCGCCGCCCGCAGGTTTCGGCGCAGTTATTGGTACAGATACATCTTTACGTTCAGGTGTTGTTTTATCAGTCATACTACTATCCTTAATTCTCCAGTTGCGGTCTTATATACATCATTAACCGCAAGACCACCAGACACAGCAGCTGCATTGTTTGCGTAGACGGAAAGTCCAGTTAAATTTAAAGTATCCGCCCTAACAGGGCCGGGATTCTGCTGCTGTTGTGCATACAAGGCAAACGCTCTTGTAATTTGCGCCATGTAAGACTGCGTGTACTCTTGAGGAGCATCGGCGAAGAATGGTATTGTTGTTTGTTGGGACATTACCGCCTCCCGTCTGTACGCATATCTGCGCGTGGTGTACCAAGTCTCCACTGCGTTCCAAGAGTATTCGAGGAAACTTTCAAGGCCATAGATCGGCCTCGTAAGCGGAAGAACAACTGTTCTGTAAACTGTTCTACGGGAGCTGTGGCAGACCGCACTGCTGCACCTGAATTTGTCTGGTCAAAGTTGGCCCCGGGAAAATCCCTCGCACTTACTTCGAACGTAGCACTGGGGGTAGACGTGGAGTTTCGGAACGTCAGGTCTGGTAGAACCCTTGACATAAACATAAATTGATCTCCGTCACCCATATCTATAGCACTAGATTCTATATAGCTGCTTATTGGGCTAGGTGGGTTGGTGCTCCCATCGTCTACACCGTTTTCTTGGAAATATATGTATCCGTCAGGTGAAGCCGCGATAGGTAAGTTAGAAACAGCATTATCGAACCACGCAGTGCGGGGTAGAGTCCCGTAATACCAACTGTTTTCGACATAGTTAAATACAACATAGCTATCGTTTGTTTGGCTAGTAGCTGAAGGGTAGAACCACCATATTTCGTTAAATTTACTATTGGCCGCAGCAGTGACTTTAGAACGTTGCGCAATGTTCATGTTGTCAAATACGTACTCTTCTATAGGGCATGGTATAGGCTGTACGTTACCGTCATACTTATAAAATACTTGATCCCCCATCCAATACACTGCGTCTCCAAAAGCAACAGCAGCGTTTTGCCCCGCAATAGACGTGTTTGTAGAAACTTCAGTAAGACCAAAAGTAAACGGGGCGCCGATAAATTGCATCGAAGACACGGAACGATCCGTAAAAATTATAACTTGTTGTTTTGTTTGTACCGCGGCAATAATTTCAGAACCCGTACCTATACGTAGTTCTCCAGCGGTATTAGTTGATGTTGCCGCCCAATCAGTAAAGCTCTCTTGGTCAGAAAAACGTATAGTTAAAGGGTCAAGGTTTCCGGGATCACCTTGCGGGTCACAACCAAATGCAATGACGTGTCTATCTCTTTCAGAAACAAGAACAATATTAGCAACTTGAGGCTGATTGTTGCCGCTTAAAGTAGTTATATCTACAGCACGGGAAGAAGTACCCGCAGAAGTATCCCAATAAATCTTCTCCGAAGTTGTCCATAGACCATAAACGAAGTTGCGCGCCCGGAACTGTTACATCCGCTGGAGAGTTCCATGTACCACGCCCCCAAACACCCGCACCCCATCCACTGCCGGACACAGGAGATTCTAAACCTGTGTTTATTTGGTACCCGCCTACTACGGAACTACCACCATTCCCTGTATCTGAAGAATTAGCCGTAGCGGTAGCAGTTATGGTGTAAGAGTTAGCGTCGATTACTGAAGTGACTTGGTACTCTTTGTTTAGTACCGCGGCGGTTATAGCCCCCCCAAGGCTAACAGCCCCTGAAAACGTAACGAAATCATTTAAAAAGACAGCGTTGCTTGCATCTGACACAGTAATTGTAGAAGAGCCATTTGTAGCCGCAAAGGTAACATCTCCTGCAGAAGTAGTTTGTCTGATAGGCGTAATGTCTACAGGGCTATTGCCGTCTAAAACATATAGTTTTAAATTAGTACCCGCTGCAACAAACCTCGTACCTGCTAAAGAAGTCCACGCATGTAGATCGCGGCAGATTCCCAACATAGCTGCATTTGTGTACTGAGTCCAACCACCAATAGTTTCAGGAAAACCTAAACGAAAACGAATTTTATCCCCATCACGCCAACCACCTTCGTTAGTGTAATCGGTTGTATCTCGTACAATTCCGGGGCGAAATTGGAGTTTTTGTAGTGGCATTATAAACCTCCAATGAGATAGTTACGAAATAGTTCCATTAGTAGTTATATCACCCGATGCTATTAAATTGCCGGAGCTATCTACACGAAGAACATTTGTGCCGTTATAGGCAAAAGTTAAGTTTGTACCCGCCGCTGTTACTGTCCAGCTTTGCGTCCCACCTGTAATAGTTATAGCTGATGAAAGCGTAGGGGTGGTTAACGTAGGACTCGCAGCGGGTGCTTTAGCGTTAAGTTGTGTTTGTACGTTGGATGTAACGCCATCGACGTAATTAATTTCAACCGTCGTAGCTGTAATACCATCAAGAACATCAAACTCAGAAGTTGTAACCCCTGTCGCTCGTAAATCTTTAGCGTAGTTTAAATCGTCAGCGTCACCAGTAAACCCGTCTAGTTTGTTAATCTCGGCGGTAGTAGAAGTTACACCGTCTAGTAGGTTAAGTTCAGCCGCCGTAGAAGTGACAGTTACGCCTCCTACTATCAGCGCGCCAAGGTCCAAAGAGCCCGTAACATCTACAACAGCTGCACCAGAACCTGCACCATCACAATATATAATTTTAGTTGTGTTTGCTACCACACTGACGTTTGCCCCGGAACCTTGAGTGAATGTGGCTGTTTGACCAGTACCATTCTTAACAATGTATATATGCTGCCCGTCATTTGGGCTAACAGTTATCGTGTTAGTGCCAGAAGGAGACCCCCCAAGCACAAGGGTTTTATACTGTCCATCAGAGAGCGCACCATCAGTTGTGGTTAAGGTATGTGTCGTACCCGAGAGAGTAATTGCACCAACGCCGTTTGTTAAGCGGTCTATAATGCTCATGTTATCGTTTACGGTGTTACCCCATGTAGAAGCTTGTTCCCCGCTGGCTGGAAGCTCAATGCCACCGTTGTTTGTATATGTACTAGGCATTATTCATCCTCACGCTGCTATTCTTGTCCATATTGTACCGGGATCAGGTTTAACCCTGCCCCATACAAGTGCTTGTCCAACTGTTCCTGTAGCTGATACTCCAATCGGAGTTACCAATGCTGCGGCCGCCGTTGATACAGAGCCTACACTACCTGTAGCAAAAACTCCAGTAGCAACCACCCCTGCCCCTGCTTGGCCTTGTACCGTGCCCACAGACATAGTTCCAGCTAAACCGGTTACGGAGAACGTAGCGGTTGCGGTTATAGTCGCGGTGCCAATCGCCCCTGTACCTTCAACACCTTCAACATCTGCATCCGGGCCAGCATCGGCTGTACCAACCTGACCAGTAGCGCCAGCGCTTGTAACCGGAACTATAGAACCTGCTAGCGGTACGACAGAGTTTGTAGAGCCCGTACCTGCTACACCAGTAACAGAGAACGTAGCGGCAGATGCTGTAGTGGCCGAGCCAATACCTGCTGACATCTGGGGAGAAGAGACTACTATAATAGCCTCCCCGTTTGTAGATAGAGCGCCCACTTGTCCGGTAGAGCCTACACCGACAGCAGAAAAAGACATGTCAGTGGATGCGGTTACAGGGCTAACATTACCGTTTAGTTGTCCAGTAGCGAACGTAGCTGTTGCCCCTGCGTCTACCGATACATCGTTGACTACTGCAGAACCTTGCACCGAACTAAGAGTTAATCCACTCTGGTTCCCCGTAACTGATACCGTGCCAACAGCTCCATTACCAATAACGCCGGTAGGAATAAAAAGCTGTTCCCCACTACCTAAGTCGGAAAACGCCGCGGCTGAATATGGGGAAAAGCCTAACATGTTATGTTACGTATCCTATTCTGGCTTAGTAGGCCATGCTATATTTGTAGGGAAGCCTTCTTGTGCCGGCAAATCTCTTAATGCTTGCCTGTAAGTAGACATTTCAGAACTCATACTCCTATCAGATAACCCATGAAAATCTGTTTCAGCTAAAAGTTCGTTACGTTTAGCAATAAGTATTTCACTATCAGTTTGTGCCATAGTTCTAAACCTTTCTATGATGCGGTTTGGTAATAACCATTTATAGTTACAGCGTTTTGCGCGAACTCCCATTGCCCATAATTTGCTGGGTTTCCTGCAAGCAAATAAACTTTTCCACCTGCTGGTATATAGATAACCCCCATATCAATATAATACGTCCCCGTACCACTGGTGCTACTGGTAATACTATCCCAATATAAATTCTGTTTCATGGTATACAAATTGGTTCCTGTATTCGCCCAAGTAGTCAAAAAACCCCCATAGTAGCCGTTGTAAGCCCCAACGTTAACAGAAAATGATCCAGAAACTGCCGCTACAACAGGATTGCTAGAGCTAAATTGCGCTTCTGCTACGATAATACTAGAAGGGGGCGCAGTAGTCATTGTTTGTCCTACTGAGCCACTTTTGTAATTAGTGCCGGGGTTTGTGTTATAATTGCCTGCGGAGCTTGGGCCTGTTGTAGTTGTTGCAGTAAACCCGGAAGAGACATTTGAGTTTATAGTCGATATTGTAGTCGAATCTAAGGACGCAATATTTTGCAGTTGCCTACTGTCGTTTATAACGGATGTTCCGCTTACTTTTATAGCCATCTTCGCTTTCCTTTACTATTAGCCGTTAAGTTTTTGTTTTAGCTCGTCAATTTGAGCCTGTTGTTCTTTGATTGCTTCGATTAACAAACCAACCATGTTGCCGTACTGTACAGACAGAAGCCCTTCAGCGCCTTCTTGGACTAGCTCTGGCATAACCTTTTGTACTTCTTGAGCTATAACACCTGAAGACTTTTCGTCAGTTGCTTTAAGCGTGAATGAGTAACCACCTAGCTGTTGAACCTTGTTCAAAGCACCTGTAATCGGGGTTATATCGTCTTTAGCACGTTCGTCTGAAGTGGTGTTAACCGTACCCGCGTTAACCGTAGTTAGTGTAATCGTGCTATCAAGATTAAGTGTAACTCCACCACTAGACCCACCACCATTAAGGTTTGTCCCAGCAGTGACGCCTGTAATATCACCAGTGTTTGTCGTGTACCCAGCACCGTTAGTTAGCTGGTTGTTGTTTGTAATGTAGTTAGCGTTCGTTGCACCAGTATAGCCCAAGTTAGCTAAAGTCATAGTGTGGGAAGCAAGCCCTGTAACATGCCCATATGTATCAAGCGTAACGTCTTGGATGACTGTAGCACCGGAGTTGTTAACACTGCTTTGTGAGGAAGTGTCAGAGTGGCTAAATGTTGTTCCTGACAAACCAAGCCCAGAACCTGCGCTGTAGGTTGTGTTAACATAAGATGTAATGTACCCAGCTCCGTTAGTAAGCTGGTTGTTGTTAGTTACATTAGTAGCGCCAGACGCAATACCATCTAACTTTGTTCCGTCTGTAGCTACATCTCGACCATCTACAGTACCTGATACAACTACGTTTCCTGTTACGTCAATACCTGTTGATGTTATAGATAGTTTGGGACTGCCATTGTAATAAAAATAAGTGTTGTTAGCACCCTCTTGAAAAAGCGCATAAACCTCTGACCCACTAGCATTTTTAAGGTAAAGGTTAGTACCTAGAATGTTTAACGACCCTGCGCCTACTTCAGCAATATAGCTATTAGACCCATCATGGTAAATCTGTAAGTCATCTCCATCACCTAAACGAATTCTTGCGTCATCAGGAGCATCAATATGTGATGTTGTAACAAGCCGACCTGTAATATCTACACCATAAGATGTTGTGTCTAGTTTAAGGTTGTTGTCGTAGTAAAGTTTTACTGCGCCATCTTTTATAAACTCAGCCATTTTTCCGTTTGCGCCGCTACCATCACTTACTAACTGTATCATTGAACCGTTAGTATCTATAGATAGTATGCCATCCCCCACATCTTCTATGTATGAGTTACTACCGTCATGGTATATTCTAAAATCAGACCCAGCACCGAATATGGCTTTGTCGCTGTCACCGAATGACAAGTTGCCTGTCATTGTGCCACCAGATTTTGGTAAAGCGGCGTCAGCCGTAGTACCTTGAGCGGCTGTAGCATATGCGGAAGATGCAGTAGTAGCGGCTGTACCTAAACCTAATGTTGATCTAGCAGTAGCGGCGTCAGCATCGTCAACTAATGTCTTACCGTATGCACTAATAGTTGTATTAGCAGGTAGTGACAAAGTCTTGAGATCAGCGTCTACTTCAGAATCCATCAAGGCTCCTGCGGCAGTAACGTTGGCTGTGTCTGTGACATCCGCGGATGCTTCTATACCATTCAGCTTAGAGTGATCTGCATCAGTAAACACATTTGAATCTGTAGCTGCTTCCACCGCTGCGCGTATTTCTGCATCTGTTTGGTCTGTTGTAGCACCTGCTTCTATACCATCTAGCTTTGCGCCGTCTGTAGCTACGTCACGCCCGTCAAAGGTTGAGTTAGTAGTAATCGCACCAGTCATAGCTCCGCCAGATAGAGCCAGTGTTGCTGTCTCGTTAGCTAAAGGAACCCATGCACCCGCATGAGCAAAGTAACCTTTACCTGTGCCATGAACATGGGCAAACATACCATGATATGTAGAAGCACTTGGTAAGTCAGATAATTGAGAATAGACGTTAGCAAATAAAACCTTATTACCATTACCGTCTATATCACCCGACATAGTACCGCCAGACAAGTTCAACTTAGTGGATAAATCTACAGTTGACCAAGCGTAATCACTACCATTCCAACCAAGATACTGTCCACTAGTTGCACTGCTGACATTTACATGGGAATCCACTAGCGGGTTTACGTTACCCGCATCTGTCACGTTTGCACCGTCTTCTACATTCAGTGCAGATAACAAGCCGCTCTTTGATACAGACCCAGTTAAACCTACAACGGATTGTACTGCGTCTGTCTGATCGTGTTTTGACCAATTACTCGCATAAGTAGAAGTAGAGGCGTTATCTGTCGTAGCAACGATGTTGTCTCCTACTGCAAACGATATACCGTTGACCGTACCCGCTCCTGAAACATAATAAAACCAGCCTGTTTGCGCAGAGCCCCCACCGGGGAAACTACCTGAACCTGCGTTCCAATCACCTTTGTACACCATACCGTTAGCAAGGGCTGCAATATCAGTTTCCATTTGGTCAAGATCGACCGCTTGTGTAACCGTAACAAAGTCTAACTTAGTTCCATCCGTTGCTACGTCACGCCCATCGACCGTACCGCCCACAACTAAGTTGTTGCCAATAGTTACATTGTTACTTGCGTCTTCTATTACAGCCTTATCGGCAGGGTAAGTCAGGAATATATTCTTTGTTCCTATACCCCAGTTAACAGCGTTGTTGGAGTTAGACGACGTGAATACCGCCGTGCGGGTAATAGTCCCCCCACTAGACGCATAAGTTCCAAGGCCAACCTCGAAGTTCACATTATCCGTTATCGAGTAATAGACAGTGTCAGCGTTAGATACCTCGGAAGCAAATGTTTGGAAGCCCGGTACCGCACCTCCCAGAGTGTAAGCCCCTGTACCCGTAGAGTTAG